GACAGCTCTCATATACGAATCAATCAACTCAGTATTCAGCTTTTGAACTAGACTTTTATACTGATGAAAGTTTTACTCAAAATTATGAAAAAAATGCCGAAGATACTACATTCAATGTTAAGAGAGTGGGAAATGTTGGCGTTTCTAGTGATGCAAAAGTGATACTATCTATCAACGAGAACACACCTAATACTCTGTTTTATAAATTAGATCCAATATTTGTTAATGATTTACCTGATATTAAGAGAGAGATTATTGTTGATGATGAACCACAATTCAATAATGCAATTTTGGTTGGTTATAGTCTTTATAATGGAAAATATAATGTAACAGCAAACTCAAGCACATCCTTTACATATACTTTATCAGTATCTCCAGAAAATAGTTCTTATATATCTTCAACTTCTAGAATAAATTATGAAACAGATTCCTTAAATGCATATGGTTCAATATCTAAGATTGATATTTTAGACTCAGGTGTCAATTATTATTCTTTACCTGGAATTTCAACAATCACTTCTGATTTAGGATCTGGAGCAATTCTTCAAACTTCTAGTGACAATATTGGTAGAATTAAAAAAACAAAGATTAAAGATATTGGATTTGATTTTGCTTCAGACAATACAGTAAGACCAAGTGCATCATTACCAATAATTGCAAAAATAGAACCATTCTCCTCATTTGAGTCTATTGGAGTAACTTCTTTTGGTAAAGGTTATACATCTGCACCAAAACTTTTAGTTCTTGATGGAAAAACAAACGAGTTGATTGATGATGTTGATTTGAGGTATACCTTGGGAAGCTCTCAAGTTGAAATTATTAAAAATACATATGGAATCAATGATGTCACTCCAACAATACTTCCCACACAAAATACAAATGGTGTTGGTATAAGTAGTATTTCTTACAATTCATCTACTGGCAATGTAACTGTAATATTATCAGTTGGTTTTAGTTCATTGGATTCTTTCCCATTCGCAGTTAATGATCGAGTTTTAATCGAAAATGTAAGTATTGGTATTGGATCCACAGGAAAGGGATTTGATTCTAAAAATTATGATTATCAACTTTTCACTTTAACTCAAGTCGATTCAAATATTGGTGGAATTGGATCGGTTACTTATAATATTTCGAATTTGATTCAACCTGGAGAATTTATAGGAAGTTTTGATCCTATTAATTCTTCTGGAAGAATTATTGCGGAGAAAGATTTCCCAATATTTAATCCGATACTAAAATCTAACGATTATTTTAAAGGAGAAATTGTTGGTTCAACATCTTCATCTTTTGTCGGAGTGGTCGATGAGTGGGATTCTACAAATAAATTATTAAAAATATCTTCAAATCAAACTATAGAAAATGGAGAGATACTTGAAGGAAAATCGTCAAGTACAAGGGGTCTAGTATCATCAACGATTAAATTTAATTCGCAGTATAAAGTCAATTCATCATCTAAAGTTGAAAAAGGTTGGCAGTTAGTATCTGGATTCTTAAATGACAATCTGCAGAGAATTCAAGATAGCTTTTATTATCAGAATTTTTCATATTCACTAAAATCTAGAGTTGATTTTGATACTTGGAAAGATGTTGTTGGATCTCTAAACCATACTTTAGGATTTAAAAAGTTTTCTGACTATCAATTAGAATCTTCTTTAGAACCAGAAAATAAAAATTCTTTAGTAGTTGGTGTTTCTACAAATGTTGGGTATTTTGAAACTATTACTGACCTAACGGAAAGTGTTAATTTAAATTGCGTAACTGATTTTGATTTGGTAAGAGAAAACTCCATAAATTCAACTTCTGGAGTAATTTCTGATGAAATAATATTTGCAAATAAGATTCTATCAGATTATGAAGAATCTATTGGCAATAGAGTGTTATCTATTGATGATATAAGTGCAGAATTTAATAGCAATCCTAGACCAACAAGGTTCAGTGTAGTCGATACATTTAACTTATCTGATGTTAGAGTACAAAAGTATATTACATTTGTATCTGACAAGAGATTTGAAGCTCAGAGACAACTTCTGATTGTAGACTTAATCCATGATAGATCATTTGGATATATAAACCAATATGGAAGATTGGAAACTTATTATGATCAAGGATCCTTTGATTTCTCAATTTCTGGAAATGATGGGCAATTACTTTTCTATCCAGTAAAATCGACAGTAAATGACTATAACATTACTTGCTTATCGTACAATATTGATGATAACCTTCTAAGTGTTGGTAGCACGAGTATTGGTGGAATTGGACTAATTAATACAGATAGTGTCACTGTTTCCTCAGGAATATCAACAACTATTGTTGGAATTGGTAGCACATATACTACGGTAAAAGTATTAGTAGAGATAACTCCAGACATAAACACTAATGAATTTGAATTTGAAGAACTTAATATAGTTCATGACGGAACCAATATAGAATTATTGGAATATGGACAATTAACCACAATACCTGGATCATATTCTTCATCTGGCCTTGGCACATACTATCCATATTTCAGTGGATCAGAATTAAAGATTGATTTTATTCCAAATTCGGGAGTTGGTATAGGTACTACAGGTGCGATTAACACCATTCAAGTAGCATTATCAGATTCCTCTTATAGTGGAATTGGAACTATTTTGATGAAACATGCAAAAATTGAAGCAAGATCAACAACAATTTCTGCATCAGGATCGCCAACAGAAAATGTAGTAGGTGGATATGATGAGGAATATGATGCTGCATATTTTATTACTCAAGTTTCTGACACAACAAACAACAATTACCAAATGTCAGAAATAGTTGTTGTTGATGACTACATATTATCTGCTGGAACTGGAGATAGTTATGATACTGAATATGGAATTATAGAAACTTCTTCCGGTCTCGGCACATTTGGAACAAGAGTAACAATTACAGGGTCTGTTGAATTGGTATTTACTCCAAATCCAAGTATCGATACTCAAGTCAAGGTTTACATGAATGCATTGAGATATCAAGATGATGATAAGGATATTAATATTATTGATTTCAATAATGCCACTATAGAAACCAATTTCTCAGAGTATACAGGAACAGAAAGAGAGATTAAGAGATCTTTCAATTTAAATCATAAAAATTATCAGATTTTCGAAAGATATTTTGATGGAAGTGATAGTAACATTGTTGATATTTTGGACAATACGATTACTATACCAAACCACTTCTTTGTAAGTGGAGAAAATATTGTATATTATCATGCGGGAGTTGGATCAACTCAAGCTATTGGCATTGCAACCACAACGATGTCAGGAGTTGGATCGACCGATAAAGTTCCATCTGGAATTACGACAAGCATTTATGCTGTAAAAGTTGATGAGAACAAAATAAAACTTGCATCTAGTGCAGAAAATGCTCTCAAAACTGTTCCTGAAGTATTAGATATTACTAGTGTAGGTATTGGAACATCTCACCGATTTGTTTCAACCAACCAAAATGCAAAACTTATTGTTGCACTAGATAACATTATTCAATCGCCTATTGTATCAACTGCAGTAACAACAACACTTGCTGACCAAGTTTTTACTACTGATGATATCATCAAATTTACTGGAATAACATCATTCTTTGGAAGTGATTTGATAAAGATTGGTAGCGAAATAATGAAGATAGAAGGTGTTGGTATTGGAAGTACAAATACAGTCAGAGTTCGTAGGCAATGGTTAGGTACTAATATTGCCGGATATTCTACCGGTGATCTTGTAACAAAAGTAAATGGTAATTATAACATAACTGATAATATCATTACTTTTGCAGAAGCTCCTTATGGAAATACTCCTATAGGAACCAGCACAAATTCACCAGATGAGAGAGATTGGAATGGTATAACGACATCTTCCAGTTTCCAAGGAAGATCTTTTATGAGAAGTGGAGTACCAAATACATCAAGTGAGACTTATTATAAAAATTATGTTTTTGATGATATTTCATCCAATTTTAATGGATTTGATACTACATTTACTCTCAGTTCAAACAATAGTAATGTATCCGGAATATCTGCAGAGAATGCAGTAATTTTGGTTAATGACATATTCCAATCACCAATTTCAAATTATACTTTATCAGAAAATACTGGAATAACATCAATTTCCTTTGTTGGTTCAGCAACTTCTATTACAAATGATGTAAATACATCAAGTCTTCCTATTGGGGGAATAATAGTTTCTGTTGGATCTTCCGAAGGTTTTGGATATCAACCTCTAGTATCTGCTGGCGGAACTGCGATTGTTTCTTCTGGAGGAACAATTCAATCAATATCTATAGGAAATACAGGTTCCGGTTATAGAGCAAGTGAAAACTATGAAATTTTAACCAAAACTTCAGCATCTGTTGGAGTAGGTTCTACTGAGATTTATTTGGAAAATTCAAATAGTGTATTTGATCTTCTCAATTTATTAAACACTGGTTCCAACTGCACAATTGGTATTGGATCCTTTATCAAAGAAACTAATATAATTTCTGTAGGATCAACTTATATTTCTATTGGTATTGGAAGCACAAGTTCATATGAAATTCCAGAAGAAACTTCAATTTCCATTAATATATCAAATCCTCAAATTGGAATTGTTAATGTAGGTGTTGCAAATAGTACTGTAGGTATTATAACAAATACTCATGTTGGATTTGCAACTATTGTTTTGGGAAGTGTATCCACAACAGTTAATATAACTAACGGAGGAATTGGATATACATCAACTAATCCCCCATATGTAATAATTGATGATCCAGATTCGTATTATAATGTACCTTTGGTTTACAGTTCATCATCATCTGGATTTGGTACTGGTGCTAGAATTGATATCATTGTCAGCCAAGGTTCTAATGTTGTAGACTTTGAAGTCACAAATACTGGATATGGATATGGTCAAGGGGAAATTTTAACTATACCAACAGGTGGATTAACTGGCATACCAACAACATCGGGATTCTCAGAATTCCAGGTATCAATCCAAAAAACATTCACTGATGAATTTACTGGATGGTCTATTGGAGAGTTGGAAGTCTTAGACAATTTTGACAATCTATTTGATGGAGAGACGACGACTTTCCAATTGAAAAAGGATCAAGTTATTAAGTCAATTTTGGCATCAAAAGGATCAAATATTGATATACAAGACTTACTCTTGGTCTTTATAAATGATATCTTACAAGTTCCTGGAAAAGGATACATCTTTAATGGTGGAAGTACGATAACATTTACAGAAGCTCCAAAAATTGGTGATACCTCCAAGATTCTTTTCTATAAGGGAAGTGGAAGTGTTGATGTTATTTCTAGAGAGATAATTGAAACTGTAAAAGTTGGTGACGAACTAACAATCGGATATGATCCTTCAATTGGACAAACTTCCGATTTGCAGGAAAATTCGAGAACAGTAACCTCAACAAATTCAACTGATTTAGTATCAACTGTTCCGTATTTTGGTCCAGGAAATACTGAGAATGAAAGTCTATTAAGACCTGTCGTATGGTGCAGACAGACTGAAGATAAAATTATAAATGGAAAAGAAGTTGGTAAAGATCGTGAATTATATGAACCAAATATTAATCCATTTGCATACATTATAAAGAATGTTGGAATTGGTTCAACTGTAATTTATGTTGACAATCTAAGACCATTTTTCAATTCCCAAAATGAAAGCGATACCACTCTTACATTCCAGAATAAAGTAACTATAATATCTCAAGATGAAAAATCTGGAGCGATTGGTACAGCAGTAGTTTCTGGATTTGGTACTATTTCTTCAGTTGTTATTAATGATGGTGGAATTGGATATAGTACAGCAACAGTAAGTTTTGCTTCAACTACTGGAGTTTCAACAACCACACAAGCATTCGGAAGTGTGATTATAGCAGGTGGAACTGTAACTGGAATTGCAATCACAAACCCAGGGATTGGATATACCACATCAAACCCACCTCAAGTTTTAATATCTCACCCAACATCTCTAACAGAATCTAATGAGGTTTCTTCATATTCTGGAGATTCTGGAATAATTGTTGGTATAGGCACAACAACACAATCTTCAGTCAATAAAATTATTTTTGATTTGTACATTCCCCAAGATTCTTTCCTAAGGGATTCTACATTAGTTGGTAGTGCAGTTACATTAAGTTCTATTGAATCTGGCGATTATTTTGTTATATACGATTCTATTGTTGGTTTATCGGCAACATCATTCTCTACGAAAGATATTGGGGATAATGTTATTGGATTTGCAACCAGTTTTGTAGATGCTGTTTATCAAGTAGATTCTGTTTCAACAGAACAATCTAATATTCCCGGAATAGGATTGACTAATATTAGAAGGATTTATTCTAGAATCAGTGGAATTGGAACTGGATATGATAATATTTTCGCATCAGAATACTTAGGCGAATACAGTTGGGGCAAGATTGTACTCACTTCAAGAAGTGAAAATAATGAATTTAATTCATATAAAGATCTTGGCGTTGTTGGAATTAAAACTTCAGCTATAGTCAGTAGATTCTCTCCACTTAGATTCAAAAATTATTTGGTCTAAAATGATTAATAAATAGATAAAAAACTCCGTAAAAATGGCTGCTATTATAACTGATCAGATTAGAATATTAAATGCAAAAAATTTTGTTGCGGATGTTGGAACTAATGCGTATTATTCATTTATAGGATTACCAAATCCATCTGATTACCAATCAAACTGGGATAGTACTCCACCAGCACCAAAGGATAATTTTAATGAAGAGAATGGCTATTGGGATACAATGATTGCTCTGAAGAAAATCAATACTTCAGATGTCAGACAGGTTATCTCTAAAAGAATTTGGTCATCCGGAACTACCTATGATTATTATAGACATGATTATAGTAGGTCAAATACTGCAAAAATTTCTGGAGCTACAAATTTATATTCTGCTTCATATTATGTTGTAAACGAAGATTATCAAGTTTATATCTGTCTCCAAAATGGAACTGATCCAGACAACCCAAATGGAAGACCTTCTTTAGATCAACCAACATTTACAGATTTGGAACCAAGATCTGCAGGAAGTAGTGGAGATGGTTATATTTGGAAATATCTTTATACAATTAAACCAAGTGAAGTAATTAAGTTTGAAACTTCAGATTTTATTCCTGTACCATCCGATTGGGATACCTCAACAACAAATGCTGCAGTTAGAGAGAATGCAGTTGATGGATCTATAAAAATAGTTACTTTAACAAATAGAGGAGTTGGTCTAGGAACAGCAAATAGAACATACACCAGAGTTCCCATTAAAGGTGATGGTATTGGAGCTGAGTGTACTATTGTAATTAATAATGACTCTCAAGTACAATCTATAGTTGTTTCGAATCAAGGTTCTGGATATACTTACGGGAATGTTGATTTAGTTGCTGGAGGAGTTCCAACAGGAACTACTAGACCAAGTTTTGATGTCATAATTCCACCAAAAGGTGGTCATGGGGCAGATATCTATAGGGAGTTGGGCGCATTTAATGTTCTCCTGTATTCCAGAATAGAAAATGATATTGAAAATCCAGATTTTATAACTGGTAATCAGATAGCTAGGGTGGGAATTGTCCAGAATCCAGAAGTATCTGTAGGAACTGTATTAAATTCAGATAAAGCAAGTGCATTATATGCACTTAGACTTGCCGGGATTGGATATAGTACGGCAACTTTTGATGCTGATTCGTATATAACACAAACAGTTTCTCTAGGCAACACTGCTGTTGGTAGAGTGGTTAGTTATGACCAAACTACTGGAGTGTTAAAATATTGGCAAGATAGATCTTTAGCTGGATTCACTACTGTCGGTGTTGCTATAACAAATCCAACATATGGGTTTGAATTATTAGAATTTACCAGTTCTCCTTCAGACGGTGGAAGTTTAACTATAGTTCCATCTTCAGGTTCAAATCTGGCAATTGACACATCCTTCACAGGTGTAAGCACTGTAATAAATAATAGAACATACTACCTTGGGCAAACTTTTACTAATGGGGTTTCCTTACCTGAAGTAAGAAAGCATTCTGGAAACATCATTTATGTTGACAACAGACCTTCGATCACAAGGTCATCAAACCAAAAAGAAGATATTAAAGTTATTTTGCAGTTCTAAAGAATTATGTCTCAGCAAACGAATCTAAACGTAGCTCCATATTTTGACGATTTTGATCCATCAAATGATTACCATAGGGTTCTCTTTAAACCAGGATATCCTGTACAAGCAAGAGAATTAACTACTTTACAATCAATACTGCAAAACCAAATTGAAAAATTTGGACAACATTTCTTCAAGGAAGGTGCCAAGGTTATACCTGGAAATATTGGATATAATCAGGTATACTATTGTATACAGTTAAATAATACATATCAAGGTGTTCCAGTTGCGGCATATGCAGAGCAGTTGGTTGGAACCAGAATTACGGGACAAACATCTGGTGTGACTGCATATGTTGACCAAGTTCTTTTACCGCAAAATTCTGAAAGGGGAACTTTAACTCTTTATGTGAATTATTTAAATTCAAGCACAACAAATAATTCTACGCAAACATTTTTTGATGCAGAGTCACTTACTTGTGATACCACAATTTCATCTGGTCTTTTAGGAAACTCCACAATTCCAGCAGGATCTCCTTTTGCTACTACCATTGCATCGGAAGCTGCTGCTATTGGTTCTTCTTTCCAAATTCAGAGTGGTGTATATTTTATTCGCGGAAACTTTGTAAATGTAGAGACTGAGACTCTCATTTTAGATCAATATAGCAATATTCCGAATTATAGAATAGGATTATTTGTAAGAGAAGAGATTGTCAACGCAAATATTGACGAATCTTTAAATGATAATTCTCAAGGATTTAATAACTATTCTGCTCCCGGGGCAGATAGATTAAAAATAACTACAAGTTTATTCAAGAAGTCATTAAGTGATTTTAATGATGATAATTTTATTGAATTAGCTACAGTAGTTGATGGTGTATTAAAATCAAAAGTTGATAGGGGAGATCTTGGTGGTGGAGTTGGATATTTAGAACTTAGAGATACATTAGCAAAAAGAACATATGCAGAATCCGGAGATTATTATGTAAATGCTTTTAATCTTTCGGTTCTAGAATCTCTAAATGATAATGTTGGTAATAGAGGAGTTTTTCAAGATGGTCAATTTACTTATGGTGGAGCAACTCCTTCAGATGACTTAGCATTATATAAAATTTCTCCAGGAAGAGCTTTTGTTAGAGGATATGATGTTGAAACGCTAAATCCAACATTTATTGATGTTAATAAACCAAGAACGACTAAAACTATTGAAGATCAATCGATAATTTATAATACTGGTCCAACTTTTAGTCTCAATAGAGTTGACGGATCTCCTATTCTTGGGATAGGTAATACTTATGTATTAAGTTTAAGAGATAGTAGAACTGGTTCCGACCCAAAGATTGCTCCGGGTAAAGAGATTGGAGTTGCAAGAGTTTATGATTTCAAATTGGAATCTGGCTCATATGACGCAACAAATGGAAATTTGAATCAGTGGAATATTTCTCTATTTGATATTCAAACAGTTACAGAAATAACACTGAATGAGGGTATTACCCTTTCAACACCAACTTTTGTAAAAGGTGCTAACAGTGGTGCTACTGCTTTCCTTAAAGATTCCGTTTCTGCTGGAACTGCTTTAACAGTTTATGAAACATCTGGAAAGTTTATTGAAAATGAATCTTTAATATTTGATGGAATTTCAAATGGAAGGATAGCTATTGCAGTAACAGAGCATTCAGTCTCTGATGTAAAATCAGTTTTTGGTACTAATGATGGAGTAGTAGGTCTTGGGTCCACTTTTAGTGCAGATGTAATTCAGTCAGTTTCTTATAATGTTGGTATAGCAACGATAAGTGCTGGTTCTGGTGGAGTAAGTACAGTAACAAGCATAAATCCACTATTTTTGAGTTCTGTTAAAGAAAATAATATTATTCAATATACAAATTCAGATAACACAGATATTACTTATGCAAAAGTTCTAAGTGTTGGAACTAATAATATAACAATTGAAGCAGTTAATACAGTTTCTGGAATAGCTTCTGGCGATCTCCCAGCAAGTCTACTGAATGTTACAGATTTAAAAGTATTAACTACCAAACTACAATCATCCTCAGATGATACTTTATATACAAAGTTACCCAAATCAAATATATCTTCTGTAGATTTGACAGAGGCAAATCTAACAATCAGAAAACAATATAGTGTTAATATTTCATCAAATCAACTATCAAGTGTCGTTGTATCTGGAACAAATGAGACATTTTTACCATTTGATGAAGAGAGATATTCCCTAATAAGATCCGATGGTACTACCGAAGTTTTAACCTCAGATAAACTTGTATTTTCTTCTGGGGGAACTCAACTTCAAATTTATAATCTTGGAACAGATGATACTGGAGCAACATTAGTTGCCACATTAAGAAAGACAAATATAAAAGCTAAACAAAAAATTAAAAACAGAGTTAATTCAGTAACTATCGTTAACTCTAAGTATTCTGCATCAGGAGTTGGTACAACTACTTTAAATGATGGTTTGACTTATGGAAATTATCCATTTGGTACTAGAGTTCAAGATGAAGTCCTGTCATTAAATACACCAGATATCATAGAAATTCATGGCATATATGAATCTATTGATACAAGCAATCCATCAGCACCTAAAGTAACACTTTCTTCAATCAATAGCTCATCATCAACAACCACAGAATTAATTATTGGTGAAGTTTTTATTGGACAAGTAAGTGGAGCAGTTGCGCTATGTGCAGAAAAATTATCAGATGCCCAAATATCCTTTATCTATAAGAATGATAATAGATTTAAGGAAGGAGAAACTATTGTTTTCCAAGAATCAAATGTTCAGGCTGTAGTTAACACCTTAGATTTCTCCAGTTTTGAAATATCATCAAACTACATATTTACTACTGGTCAAGAAGGAACATTTTATGATTATGGAACTATAAAGAGAAAGTCAGATTCGCAAGAACCTTCCAAAAAACTAAAAGTTTACTTTTCAAACGGATATTATGATTCCACTGATGATGGAGACATCACTACTATTGCTTCATACTCCCAATTTGATTACTCTAAAGATCTACAATCAGTAAATGGAAATTCTGTTTCTGATATTCTCGATATAAGACCAAGAGTATCTTCATATTCAGTATCCGAAGGAACAAGATCTCCTTTAGAATTCTATGGAAGATCTTACAGTGGTTCTGGAAATTCTGCTGCCAACATTTTGGCGTCAGATGAATCAATTCTAACAACATTTTCTTATTATTTGGGAAGAATTGATAGAATTTTCTTAACTAAAGAAGGAATCTTTCAAGTAAAATATGGAGAACCAGCAGAAAGACCTGAAAAACCATCTGCAGTGGATGAAGCTATAGAAATAGCAACAATATCCCTACCACCATATCTTTATGATGTTTCTCAAGCATCTATCCAATTTTTGGAACACAAAAGATATAGAATGGTTGATATTAAGCAACTTGAAAATAGGATCAGAAATCTTGAATATTACACCGCATTGTCCTTACTTGAAACAAATACTGCTAATTTGTTTATTCCAGATTCGGATGGATTGAATAGGTTTAAATCGGGATTTTTAGTAGATAACTTTAGTTCATTTACACCACAAGAACAAAACATAGATATTAAAAATAGTATTGATGCAAAAAATAAAGAATTAAGACCAAGACACTATACAAGTTCGATAGATTTGGTTTTTGGGCCCGTAACGAATACAGATCCAACTGAAGACTTAGCATTTTCTGCTATTGAAGGTAATAATGTTAGAAGATCTAATGATGTCGTAACCTTGGATTATTCTGAAGTTGAATGGTTATCACAAACATTTGCAACAAGATCAGAAAGTGTAACTCCTTTCCTCATTAGTTTCTGGCAGGGAACAGTTGAATTAAATCCAGCATCAGATACTTGGGTCGATACCACAAGATTAGAAGCAAAAATTATCAATACTGAAGGTAATTATGCAGAAACCTTGAATAATCTGGCAAGAACTGGAATCGTAGATCCTCAAACTGGATTTGGACCAATTCTTTGGAATTCTTGGCAAACTAATTGGACTGGAACTGATGTAGTAAATACAACCAGACAAAGAACAGAAGTTACTGGTGGTGAATGGAGAGGAGTTCTATGGGGAGGAACAGGACGCACTGCTTGGGACACTCAAACAACAAGAGTTATTAGAGAAGATCTAAGAGAAGTTGTTGAAACTGGAGTTCAAACTAGAACGGGAACAAGAACAGTTGTTTCTGAGCAGTTTGATACTACTTCTGTAGGAGATAGAGTTGTAAGTAGAGATCTCATTCCTTACATGAGATCTAGAAATGTCGAATTCATTTCTAAGAGAGTTAAACCTTTGACTCAACTATATGCTTTCTTTGATGGCATTAATGTAACAAGATATTGTGTTCCAAAACTACTTGAAGTGTCAATGACATCTGGAGCATTCCAGGTTGGTGAAAAAGTATTTGGTAGTGTTATTAATACTGGATTAAATCCAAATTTAACTGACACTACACCAAAAATAACATTTAGAGTTGCACAATCTAATCATAAGGAAGGACCTTATGATGCACCAACATCCACTTTTGTCAACAATCCATACACAAGTCAACCACTATCTGACACATATTCATCAACATCAACCATTTTGAATATTGATACTTTCTCACTTTCCAATCAAGCACAAGGACAGTATTCTGGTTATGTTGAAAGTGGAATGGTTTTAATTGGAGAAACTAGTGGTGCAAGGGCTACAATAACGAATGTCAGATTGGTATCTGATTTGTCTGCAACTTTGATTGGTAGTTACTTTATCCCAAATCCAAATAGTGTAAATCACCCAAGATTTGAGACTGGTTCTAAAATATTTACACTAACAAATGATGCCGATAATAATCAAGACATTGCAACGACAATTGCAGAAGAAGCATTTTCTGCTTCCGGAACTTTAGAAACAGTTCAAGAAAATATTATTTCAGTAAGAAATGCCAGGGTTGAGAACAAACAGGAGTTCGAAAGTAGAAATATTAATAGAACATTAGGAACACAAGTAGTTGCGAGCACAACTCTATCACAATCACAGAGACAAGTTCAAATTGGTTGGTATGATCCTCTTGCACAATCTTTCTTAGTTGAAGATGAAACTGGAGTATTCTTGACTAAGTGTGATATCTTCTTTAGATCTAAAGATGATATGGATATTCCTCTTGTTTTCCAACTGAGAACTATGGAAAATGGATTCCCAACTCAAAGAGTTTTACCATTTTCCGAAATTGTCTTAGAGCCTGGTGATGTTAACACTTCTGCAGATGGTTCTGTAGCAACAACAGTAGAATTTAAAGCACCAGTATACCTGGAGGGTGGTAAGGAATATGCAATTTGTTTAGCATCCAATTCAACAAAGTATAGCGTTTATATTTCTAGAGTTGGTGAAAATGACCTTCTAACCCAAACATTTATATCAAATCAACCATACTTAGGTTCTCTGTTTAAGTCACAAAATGCTTCCACATGGGAAGCAAGTCAATGGGAAGATCTGAAATTTACTCTATACAGAGCAGATTTTATAGAATCTGGTTCTGTCGAATTCTACAATCCAGAATTAAATGAAGGTAATGGTCAGATAGCAAAACTATTGCCAGATTCTCTAATTTTAAATTCAAGAAGAATTAGAGTAGGACTTGGAACAACCTTATCTGATTCAGGATATGCATTTGGAAATACTTTCTCCCAACAAGGAACAAATGCAACAGGCAATTTAGTTGGTGTGGCAGGATCAGCTGTAGGAACTCTAACAGTATCAAATGCTGGTATTGGTTATACTCCATCAAGTGGAAATTATACTTTCTCTGGAGTCAATTTAGTAACCGTCACGGGTAGCGGTAAGGGAGCAATAGCAGATGTTTCTGTCAATAATGGCGTTGCTGTTGCAGCAACAATAACAAGTGGTGGATCGGGATACCAACTCGGTGATGTTTTAGGAATAACGACAATAGGTAGTGGTTCTATTGGAAGAAATGCAAGATTTACCATTGCGGGAATTGGTGCAACTAATGAGTTGATACTTGATAATGTTCAAGGTAATTTTGTTACAGGTGTTGGTTATACTATGCAATATGCTAATAGTGCAGGTATAACAACTGTATTAAACTATTCAGTTGGTGGAAATGTTACATTATCTTCTATAGATGTTGAGAATGATGGTTTACATGTAAAAGTAAATCATAAGAATCATGGCATGTACTTCAATGATAACTTAGTGAGAATATCAGATGTTCTTCCAGATATTAAACCAACTAAGTTAAGTGCAGAATATTCTGCAGATTCCACTGGTTCAATATCTGTAGATAGTTCGACTAATTTTACAACATTTGAAAATGTTGGAGTTGGAACCACAAATATAGGTTATCTATTAATTGGTAACGAAATTATAGAGTATACCAATGTTAGTGGAAATCTTATTGGAGGTAATATTGTTAGAGGAACAAATCCGTTAACTTACCCAGTAGGAACTCCTGTTTATAAGTATGAATTATCTGGAGTTAATCTGAAGAGAATTAATAAAATTCATGATTTAAGTGAGGTTACTATTGATAATCCAATAACTTTCGATTCATATCATATTAAACTGAATATGGAAGCACTTGATGCAAATAATGATGATAGAAGTGATGATCTTGGATATCCAGCTCTTTATATTAATCAAAGTAAATCTGCTGGAGGTTACAATATTAAGGCAACACAAAATATGCCTTTTGAAGTAATAACTCCTATCGTACAAAATGTTTCAGTTAGAGGAACCAGTGTTTCTGCTCAGGTAAGAACAATTACTTCACAGAGTATGAGTGGAAATGAAATACCATATTTGAACAATGGATTTGAATCAATATCAATCAGCGATTCAAACTACTTGGATAGTCCAAGACTAATTGCATCAAAAGTTAATGAGGATGCCAAGTTGTCAAATATTCCTGGTTCCAAATCACTGAATATGAGACTACTATTAAATACGGTCGATACTCGTGTCTCGCCAGTGGTTGATGCTCAGAGAGTTGGTGTTGTCTTAACATCAAATAGAGTTAATAGTGTTATTGAGGATTATGCTACAGATAGCAGAGTTAATGCTATTGGTGACGATCCATCTGCTTGTCAATATATTTCTAAAGAAATAATCTTGGAAAATCCAGCATCTTCTTTGAAAATCTTAGTTTCTGCTCATATCAATTTAAATTGCGATATAAGAGCTTTATATGCGGTTGATAATAATCCAGGATTTGAACCAATTTTTGTACCATTCCCAGGTTATTCAAACTTAAATGAAAAGGGTCAAGTGATTTCAGAACAAAATAATAATGGAGAATCTGATAAATTTATTACAAAAACCAATACATATGGATTTTCAAGTGAAAATCTTGAATTTAGGGAATATGTATTTACTGCCGATCAACTACCATCATTTAAGTCCTATAGAGTAAAACTTATTCTAACATCAACCAGTCAAGTTTATGTACCAAGAATCAAAGATCTAAGAGTTATTGCTCTTGCTTAATATGGAATACTACAATGTTGAAGGTCATTCCGACCTAGCGAGGGATCCACAAACAAACTCCGTATTGAATGTAAATCGATTAGAGTATGAACAATATGTTGCAAGGCGATCTTCAAAAATGGAAAAGAATCAAAAAGTACAAACTATTGAGCAAGAAGTTGCTAGTATGAAGAGTGACATAGATGAAATAAAATCTTTATTAAAGGAGTTTTTAAATGGATCCCGATAAAATAGAATTGGAAAATTTGACCAAAAGTTTTGAATATTTCAAATACTGTTCAGAAATAGATAATATAGATGATATTGATGAGATCAAAAATATTGCAAAAGCATATTTTAAATTATATTTGAAACAGCAGGAACTAATATCAAATATGGGTCAAATTAATATCTGATTCTATTACAGATAAGATAAATACAATTAAGGAGAATATAATTAAATGGCTCAACCATCAAGTAGACAAGATTTAATAAATTACTGCAAGAGGCAACTTGGTGCACCGGTCTTAGAGATAAACATTGCAGATGAACAAATTGACGATCTTGTCGATGATGCCTTACAGTATTTTCAGGAAAGGCATTTTGATGGAGTATCACAAATATTTTTAAAGTATCAAGTAACTCAAGATGATATTGATAGAGGACAAGCTCCTGGTGGAGCAAATCCTTCTGCGGGTATCGTTACTACCACAGCATCAACAACAATCAATGGTTCCCCATTAACATTTTCCTTTAAAGAAAATAGTAATTTTTTACAAGTTCCACCATCAGTAATTGGAATTACCAAAATATATCATTTTGATGGGAGTAATACAACTACAAATAATATGTTTAGTGTTAAATATCAATTATTCTTAAATGATATTTACTACTGGGGATCGACTGAAATATTAACATATGCAATGACAAAGACATATCTAGAAGATATTGATTTTTTATTAACAACCCAAAAGCAGATTAGATTTAATCAAAGACAAGATAGATTATATTTGGATATAGATTGGGGAAGTGTTACTCCAGGAGATTATTTAATTATAGATTGCTATAGGATATTGGATCCAAATGATTATACAAGAGTTTGGAATGATTCTTTCTTAAAAAAATATCTTACTGCTCTCATTAAAAAGCAGTGGGGACAAAATCTTATCAAATTCCAAGGAGTAAAACTACCGGGCGGAGTAGAATTAAATGGTAGACAGTTGTATGACGACGCACAGAAAGAACTTGATGACATAAAAGAAATGATGTCTAGTACATACGAACTTCCACCATTAGATATGATTGGATAAAATGCTTAATCCATTTTTTCTTCAAGGCTCTAAAACAGAACAAAATTTAATACAAGATCTCATCAATGAACAGTTGAGAATGTATGGGGTTGATGTTCACTATTTGCCAAGAAAATATATAACAGAAAAGACAGTAATACAGGAAGTAATACAGTCAGAATTTGATGATGCATTTCCAATAGAGGCGTATGTGGAGAATTATGAGGGTTATTCTGATAATACGACAATCTTATCAAAATTTGGCATCCAATCAACACAGGAGATAACTCTCATAATTTCATCAGAACGATGGGAAACATATATTCAACCATTAATAAAGAATAAAAGTAATATAAAATTATCATCAAGACCAAAGGAGGGTGATCTAATTTATTTCCCATTGGGAGATAGATTATTTGAAATAAAATTTGTTGAACATGAAAAACCCTTTTATCAATTGCAAAAAAATTATGTCTATGTTCTAAGATGCGAACTCTTTAGATATGAAGATGAAATTATAGACACTGGGGTAGATGAAATTGATGATACTCTTAATGGTGGAGAATATTCTGGTGTCGATGGTGACGGAATTCCTACTATTTTAGGAGGAGTTCAAAAATTAACAATGGTTGGTGTTGGAGTAACAGCAACTGCTATCACTGGAATAGTGAATGGTGGTATAAGATTTGTTACTATATCAAATAGAGGTGGTGGATATCTATCAACACCAACTGTAGCAATATCTTCAGCGCCATCTGGAGGAGTAACCGGAATTGCTACAGCAGAAATGATTAGTGGAATTGTTGCATGTACAGATAATGTAAATCCAAGTGCAAAATCTATTCAAAGTATACAACTAATAAATCCTGGTTATGGTTATACAACTGCTCCTGGAGTAAGAGTCATAAGCGAATCTGGTTCTGGTTTTATAGCCACAGCAACTATTGGTGATGGTATAGTTGGTGTAGTAACGATCACCAATGCAGGTTCTGGATATGCTACTTCACCACAAGTATCTTTTACAAATGAAATCTTCTTGCCAGGAGTTTCTACTGTTTCAGCAGCTGCAACGGCTGTTGTAAGTGCTGCAGGTACAATAACTTCTATTAGAATTACGAATGCAGGTCTAGGATATAGTGTTGCTCCAACAGTGGTAATATCAAATCCATCGCTAACTTCAACTGGAAACTTTGTTTTCAACGAAATTATTACCGGATCATCAAGTGGAACTACTGCAAGAGTTAGAAGCTGGAATTCTACAACAAATGTTTTAGAAGTTGCTACTGTTTCTGGATCATTTTTAATCGGAGAAACTATAGTTGGTTCTGCTTCAAGTGCCTCTCACCAATTAAGATTGGTAGACACAAATCCATTAGATGGATTTGCTGATAATTCGACAATAGAAGAAGAAGCAGATTTAATACTCGATTTTGATGAAAGAAATCCATTTGGCAATCCATAAATAATTCTTATTATCTCAATAATGCGGGAAGAATACAATGTTTGAATATTTTTACAACGAGATATTAAGAAGAACTGTTATTGCTTTTGGTACTCTTTTTAATAATATATCAATTAAGCACACAGATTCTAACAATAATGTTGTAAGTGTGTTGAAAGTTCCTTTGGCATATGGTCCAACACAAAAGTTTCTTGCCAGATTAAATCAATCGCCAGATCTCAATAAAAGCACTGCAATGACATTGCCTAGAATGTCATTTGAGTTTACTGGTCTTACTTATGATCCAGGTAGAAAAGTAACAACAACTCAAACATTTGTTGCAAAAGACCCAGATACTGGAACAGAAACCAAAAAAGCATTTATGCCTGTTCCTTATAATATGCAATTTGAGTTGTCAATTATGAGTAAATTAAATGATGATGCTCTACAGATTATTGAGCAAATTTTACCATATTTTCAACCATCATATAACCTTACTGTTGAATTGGTCGAATCTATTCAGGAAAAGAGGGATATTCCAATTGTTTTGGAAAATGTAACAATGCAAGATGACTATGAGGGAGATTTTTCTACTAGAAGAGTTCTTCTTTATACCCTAAGATTTACTGCTAAAACATATCTATTTGGCCCAGTATCTACAGTCACAAAAGATATTATCAAATCAGCAAAAATCAGTTACATTACTGGAACTGATACTTCTAATGTTGTCAGAGAAGTTGCTTATACAGCGACACCAAGAGCAATCAAAAATTATACAGGAATTGTTTTAACCACACTTTCAAAAGATATATCAACGACAGATATCCTAATTGAAGTGACAGATGCAACTTCAATTACTGCAAATAGTTATTTGGAAATTCAAGGTGAAGAAGTTTATGTAAAATCAAAAAATGGTAATACATTGACTGTTGAGAGAGGAAAGGATGGAACCACTATAACTTCTCACTTGAGAGGAGAAGAAGTTAAGTCCATTACGGCACAAGATAATGAACTAATTGAAGAAGGGGATGACTTCGGATTTAGTGGGAGTATTTCATGAAGATGACAAAAAAGTTTGATAAACTCAACGATACTTTTAATGTTGAAAGTGAAGTGGTATCCAGCGAGATAAGTAAAAGTGAGCCAGAGAAGGTAGAAAAAAGTTCAAATTCTATTGATGATATTAAAAAAGATTATGAATATACAAGAGGAAATCTTTACAGTTTAATTGAAAAAGGTCAAGAAGCTATAAATGGTATTCTTGAATTAGCGCAAGAAAGTGAGATGCCAAGAGCTTATGAGGTTGCCGGACAGTTGATTAAAAATGTTGCAGATGCGACTGATAAATTGATGGATCTGCAGAAAAAACTAAAAGATGTAGAAGAGGAGAGGCAATCTAAGGGCCCAACAAATGTAACCAATGCTTTGTTTGTTGGTTCTACTGCAGAGTTAGCTAAATTGCTAAAAAATCAACCAAAAAATGAAGACATTTAAAGAATTTCAAGAAGAGTGGAGTAATAAATATAAAAAGAGTATTGATTGCTCAAACCCAAAGGGTTTTTCTCAGCGTGCTCATTGTGCTGCTAGAGTAAAAAGGGCAAAAGGCGAAGAAACTAAATCAAAACCAGTTGAATGAAATATCAAAAGTTTTCTCACAAAACACCACATCTTAAAGGGAAACAGCATCAGTTGGATCCCAATGTTGATCTAAAACAATTGGTGCATCACTCAACAGTTCAATATGTTGATCGTGATGCCGATGGGGATGTTGATGTTTATGATAATCCGAAGAAAAAAACTCCAGATGAAAATCCAATTGATATTAATGTTGGAGCATTATCTAAAAAATTGATTGCAAAACAAAAGGGAGAACTTAAACATACAAAGAGAGGTATTGCTTACGAAGAAACTAAATCTGGAGATGAAGGTCTTCACGATTGGTTTAATAAGTCAAAATCTTCTGATGGTAAAAAAGGATGGGTTCAACTTGGCGGAAAATGGGCAGGTAAACCATGTGCTCGTCAACCTGGACAAACTTCTACACCAAAATGCGGAAGTTCTAAAATGTCAGCAAATCTTTCCCCAGAAGAGGAAGAGAGAGCAAGAAGAAGAAAAAATAGACAAGACCCCAATCAACCAGAAAAAACTGGTGGAGCAAAACCAACTAATGTAAGAACTGAAGAAATGGAACTTCAAGAAGTAAAGGACAAACCAAGTAAAGGTAGTGGCAATAAAGATGCTTGCTACAGAAAAGTAAAATCTAGATATGATGTTTGGCCAAGTGCATATGCATCGGGTGCATTGGTAAAGTGTCGTAAAGTTGGTGCTGCAAATTGGGGAACTAAAACAGAGGAAATGCATATGCATGAGGAAGAAAGATATTGTCCACTTTGTAAGAAGAGAGAAACTAGATCGGAATGTTCTTATGGAGAAAAGGCCTGGGACAAAGTTTCTGTAAAAGATGAAGAATATTCAATGGTTCGCTCAGAATTGAGTACGATAGTAGACGCTGTAAGAAGATTAAAGGCAAAGGTTGAAAACGGTGAGGGAAATTTAGAAGCTTGGGTTCAATCAAAAATTACAAAAGCAGCAGATTATATTGATACTGCAGCAGATTATGTTGCTGGTGGAGAAATGGATGAAGCATGTTGGAGTGGATATAAACAAGTTGGTATGAAAAAGAAGGGTAAAAAGGTTGTTCCAAACTGCGTGCCAGAAGAAACTATTGAAGATTTTGAAGGAAATACTTTTGTAGAAGTTATTGATTTGGTTAAACCAGAACCAATCAAAAATGTAAAAGAATCGGTCCGTATTCCGTCAAAAACTGGAAATATCATTCTCGTTACTTTGAATTGGAGAGGAAAATATTTCATGATTAAAATGTTCTTCCCCCAATTAACAAAACCAAACAGATCAGAAGTTCAAGATCAATTGAATAAGGTCTATCCTGGTGCTAAAGTACAATCATATTATATTTCTGACATTAAACCAGGTGAACAGTTTTTACAAATAGAAGACTGGCAAAAAGTAAATCGCCAGGATAAAACTGATGGTTTAAGTCAAAAAGCAGTTGATGCATACCGTAAAGAAAACCCAGGATCAAAATTGCAAACTGCAGTAACTGAAAAGAAACCAACAGGTAAAAGAGCAGAGCGTCGCAAATCATTTTGCAGTAGGATGAAAGGTATGAAGAAAAGATTAACTTCTGCAGAAACTGCAAGAGATCCCGATTCAAGAATCAACAAAGCCCTCCGTCGTTGGAACTGTAACTAACATGAAAAGTTTTAAGCAATTTCTGTCAGAGTCTGTAAATATCTCTGGGGATTTCAACGGAAATCTCTATATCAATAGTTCGGAACCAGAAACTACAAAAGAATCATTTTTTGCAGATGTGGTTTGGGAAGGAAAAATATACAGAATGGAGGTTGAGGGTGGAATAATGAGCAAGAATGAACTTGCAGAACATCTCCAAGGAGAATATCCAGGAGCAATTGTTCACAATATTTACCCATCCAGTTCTCAGCAATCAATAGTTAAAAATATACAAAGATATCAACCAGAAAGATTAACTTGGGGTGAATGATTAATGGCTCAGTGGAATATAACTACACAAGATTATCTAAACCAAGAAAGAAGTCTTTTTGAAGTTTTTGGTGCTGCAACAAGGGACGGAAAAATTGTTGATAATCTCAACAGATTTCCAGTAAGTGTAAATCCAGATGCTTTTGGTAGAACCAGAACATCAGAACCACTTACTCTATTTGACTCATCTCACAGATATAGAGATAATA